GCGTCTGCCTGCGGCGGCTGGTCATCGTCCTCTGTCGGCTGCCATACCTGCACAAGCGCCTGTGCGCGGCCAGCAGCGGCCATGCTGATGCTATACGGCTCTACATCCCACTCAGGCCGCTCAAGCGCCCCTGTGGCCCGTTCTATGAAGCCCTCGCTGACCGGAAGGCTTGCCACGCTGTAGAGATTGCCGGAAGCGTCCTGCCAAGCTGGTTCGCCGTAGGTCTGGCCGTCGGCCTCGCTTTCGCCCAAGGCCATCGCGTAGTGGTTTGCGTCGTCCCGATGCGCAGCCGGGCAGATGATTGTCAGTCGCATATTATTTCTCCACTACCAGACCGCCAGTGGCGCTGATGGCCGTGCTGACTGATGTTGTCGTATTGCCAACGCGCCGAAGGCCGTCAAAGATGCTCCGCCCCGCGCTCGTACCAACATGAAGGAGATCAGTATCCTCATCATAAGCCAAAGCAGTCACAGCATCAGATGCACCGTAGAGAGTGGCCTGAGCATTGTCTTGGAACAGCACCTTCTCGTCGTTGTATATCTTGAGGATTTGGTCTGCTGTGGGTGCGGTGGCGGAGATGCGGATGAGGGCTAGTGCATCTATAGACTGAATGTTGTCGTATCTAGTTCCGACCTTTAGTGTAGCACTGGCTGAAGTGTAATTCGCGGTGTTTGCCCCGGAACCATCAGCCTCGCCATCCACATACAGATATAAGACCCCAGACCGCCTAACAGCGGCAACAAAATGCCATCCTGTACCATTGCCGACCACAACGCTGCCGCTAACAACACCACTAAAATCCAAAGTGTTGTTGACGCGGAACGAATAGCGTTCAGTCCCGTCTGATTTGGCCCGGTCAAATATGTATTTTAGAGTGCCGCTCTCCTCTTTCACCCACCCCATCACGCAGAAGTCACCCGTCCCGAAGTCGAGGTCCGAGTTATACGGCTGTTCGAGATAGTTGGCCGCAGAGAACCCCGAATACCCCACCAGCTCCGCACCGTCAGCCACCGGGCTGCGCGTGATCGTGCCGTTGACGATCAGGCCGTTGTTGTTCACCGAGCGGTCTGCGTCGGCGAGTTTGACGGAGAGGTCGGTTACTTGTGAGCCATCAGCACTGCTGGAAAGTTTAAGATAGGTTGGGTTTGACGATGCCACAAATGTGCGATGCTCAGCCCCATTAATGCTGCCAGCAAAAATTTGGCTGCCGCCCGAAGTTGTCCCAATACGCAAGGTGACTGCCCCAGCAGTCTCGTTTGTAGTTATGGTGTAGGACCGTCCTACGGTTGTCGCAATCGAGACTACAGCCTCTGCGATGTCTTCACCGACAACAGTAAAATCAACCGTTTCCGCATCGGGTGTGGCTATTGATGACGAACCATTGCTTGTATCTGTTGCCGTGGTAGCGTCTAGCAACTCACCAGACCCAACCAGATCGGTGTCGTCGGCATCGCTCAGGAAGGCACCCTTGATGTCTCCGCTCATCCAGCCGGTTGCGTAGGCGGAAGTGGTGTAGGAGACCAGCCCGTCGGTGTTATCATTGAAATCTAACTTGCATCGACTGAGCAGACTTCCGTCTGAAAAATCAGCGCTGCCGTTTCCATGCAAAGAAAGCCCACTTACAACCCAATCCGCTGTGCTTTCCTTGTCGCCGGGGACAAACGGAATACACACCCCCCGGGTTGGATAACCCCAGTTTATGTTTCCGTTACCGCCGTCGGCGGGTCTGTTTTCGATCTCTCTTATATCGTCAGCTTTAAAGCCCCAAATGGCAGAAATACCGTAATTCACGTCGTAGCTGTGAGACGCGATTAGGTTCCCGCGGCTATCGAAGTCCACAAAATAAACTTCATAGCCCGCAGCGCCAGTTGAGGCCGCAAGGTTCGCAACAATCCCATCGTCTTTGACAATCGAAAGACCACCATCCGTCGCCACAGCGATGGTCGGCACGGGCAGACCAGTCGCAGGATCAATCGGCGCGTCAGGCAGGACGGTCATGGCTACGTCGTTGGCGACATTGCTTACCAAAACCCGGCGAGGAAGACCCCAGCTTGAAGATGGGTTTGCTGTGTTTCTTTCAGATATTGGGTAGTAAAGAGTGCCAGCAAACGCATCGTTACGTGTATTTGATTTTGTAAAAATCTCAGAAACAAAACTGACGGAAGCTGATCCTCCCCAAGCGGTATTGGCAGGACTACCACCTTTTGACAAAACGATTTGTGCGTTTTTAGCCTGCACTGCTGTGATGTCTGTGTGGCTTTGGCTTGAACCGTCAACAAATAGTCCAGTCCCCGTGCCGGATGGTCCAGTAAACACCATCCACATAGGAAGCGTAGCGTCGTCACCGTCGTAGATCGTAACCGTATTGCTCTCAGCCACAATCACAGCAACAGCGGGAAACTCACGGCGGCTACCACGAGTGGCGGTGTTCAGGGTTTCATTATACCAAGATGAGGCTTGAGCCAAAGCACCTGTACGCCATGCACCACCGTCTGAATCCTTAGAAGTATCATACACGAATACATCTACCGCGTTGATTGCGATGAGCGTCAGGCGGTCAATCTCCGCGCCGTAGTTGACGCCCTCAACCTTGGACGCAAGGAACCTAATCAGGTTCACCTTTTCGGCAAACGTCAGCGCCCGGTCAATCACCACGAAGTTGGCCAACTCTTGCGCTGGCAGGGTATAGCTGCCGCTGATTGTCTGGTCCTCAAGCAGGCGGACTTCGGAGCGGGTGACATATGCCACGGTCGCCTCGGCGCCGAGGTCAGGCAGCGTGACCGTCAGCGCGTCGTCAACCGGATCGTGCTGGATAAACGCGCCGTCCGCATCGACGATGTAGCTGGGTCGCGCGGCTGTGGTCGCCTGCGTGGCGTTCAGGCCGTTGCCTGACTTGTCATTCACGCGGGCAATCGTCTGCCCCGATGCCGTGATAGGCGTTGTTCCTGCGGTGTCTTGAAACAGCACCGAGATGTCGCTGGTGTCATACCAAGCGCCATCCTCGCCGGACGTAAACAGGGATGCGGGGTTCAGAAACCGCCCGCGCGACGTGAAGATGCTGTTCGGCGTACCGGAAAGCAGGGAGAGTGTATTACGCATGGCTGACAAATACCCCCACGGCTTGCTCAGAATAAGCCCAGAGGCGCTTTGCGGCGATGCCGGGGAATAGGTCGCCCAGAACCACGTTCAACTCGCCTTGGCCGGGGTTTGCGCGAATAGCGCCCGTCTTGTCGGTCGGTGCTGTCGCGTCAGTCGTGCCTTTGAGCAGGATGTGATAGCCGCCCGTGTTCTGAAACGAGATGCTGTTCACGTCAGCGTCAGTAAGCTGGGTCCATTGCCCCGGCGTCAGGGTGATTGTGGTGTTCTGGCTCATTGCGATGCCTCATTCATTTAGAGGGTTTAGGTAATGTCGTCAGTGATGACGATCTCGATGTAGCTTGAGTTTGGGAAGGTCTCGATTTTCCCGCTTTCATACGTCACTTCGAACTCGGCCTGAAACGTGCCAGCCGTCGCGGTGTCCGCTGCCACCCATCCGTATTCAACAGTCCCATCAGTAGCCGAGAGAATGACCGCAGGCTCGTCGATGATGACGGTGCCTTCAGCATTTCGCACATGAAAGCGAACGGTCGCGTTTGTTATATCGACCGGAGAGCCATCGCCGTCGAACATTTGCGCCTGAATGTTCGGGCTGGTGTCGTTCTGTTTTAAGTTGAATGTCATTTTTCAACGGCCCTCTTTTGCCGGACTATAGCGGAAAAACTGTAGCGTGTCATCGCGTTCATCCACACAGATAAATGCACGCGACCATCTTCACCTGTGTCGGTGAATCGAACGTCACGTCCTCACGAGCCTTGGCAACCGTATAGCTGCGCACGATGTCATCGGCCTGTTTCATGCCCTTGCCGGGGATGCTGGATGTGACGATCAGATCGCCTTTGGAGATGTCGCCGTTCTCTCCGCAGACGTTGATTGCGCCTTCGCCCACGGCGTTGATGTCCACGAGGTCATAGTCATCGTGATATACAGACGGGTCAGCAATAAGAACCGGATCAACCTTAACTCCTACTGCTTGCGCGGCCTTTGTAGCGGGCCTGTTGATAAAGGCCGGTGGAAGAATCCATCCGCCTTTTCGTTTCTGCAAAACGCCGATAGCAGCGGCTTGGTTCGCGCTCGCAGAGATTGCAACTTCCCCAAAGCTGTCCGAGATCGTCGAAACTACAATGGAATGGTCAATGAGAATGTCGCCCGGAACGCAGGAAACAGTTTTCAAAAGCATTGCTATGTGCGTCCCGGTGAAAGGGCTAAAGCCATTGCCAGAGCCATCGAGGCCGCCATTCTCACTGCCTGCCGGGATAAAGAGACCGTATCCACCGTCATAGCCACTTAGTGCAATCTGGCAGAGACCCGGACCAGTTGCGCCGTCCGAGCGCGTTGAAACAGCATCAATGCAAGTAGAACCACCAGTTCCTCTGTTTTCGACATAGATGCCGTCGCCTGTGCCTGATGGAGACGTTGGGCTGAGGCCGTTGGCAATAACACGAAGTGCCGTTCCATTGAAGTTAATGGCGTCAATGCAGTATCTAGCGGATGCGTGACGGTAGACTTCAATCGCGTCGGTAGTCTCCGCAGAAGCACTCGCAGATGCCGTGCCGGGGTTAAGTATGACACCTACGGAAATCGGAGGAGATACGAGCGAATCAATGATGTCAATGCCACCGCCCGTCATATCAACATCACCACGAACGGTCACATCATTGAACACCGCATCACCAGAATCTCTTGCAATAGCCCAGCCTTGTGTTCCGGGATTGGAGATGGAACCACCAGAAAAAGCACCGTTGAAGTTATCACTTGCGAGGTCAGTGGCAATCTGAGCCGCCCCGGACGGTGTACCGAAAGAGAACTCGGTATTCGGAACGGATGTCTGAGGATAGCTAAGGTCACCAGATACTGTGACGGTATAAGGTGCTGACCACTCAAGTAGGTCTAGACTACTGACTTCGACTTGAGGCTGAGTATGACGCCATCCCGTTGTTGCTGAGAACGTACCGCCAGTGAACTCTCCGGTGCTTTCGTTAAAAGTGACACTTGTTTCCGAGATTGCCCCCGGACCCGGTGATTCATCAAGTTCGTTGTAATACACTCTCCCAGTATATGTCCGATCTCCATTAGCACCCGGAGTTCCAGCAGGGGCAGAGGTTGTTGTGGCACTTGCCTCGTTGGAATACGCACTCTCGTTCCCAGAGAAATCTACAGCAGTCACCCTGTAGTAGTATGTCGTACTGTCTGTCAGGCTAACATCAGACCATCCTGCGCCAGCGGTATTGTCCTCCAGTAGAGCAGGGTCCGGCGTACCATCGCCAAATGGTATCGGAGAGGTGTCCTTATAGATGTTGTAAAGGAAGATGTCGTTAGCCGCTGAACTGTCCGTGTTTGTAGTTACAGCATTCCATCCCAGCTTAATAGTTCCATAACCAGCCGTAGCCGTAAGACCTGTGGGCGCATTGGGAATTGTACCGTCCTTGACCGAAGTCGTAAACGTAACAGACCGCCACTCTGATTTCTGGTCAAACGTGTTAAAGGCCCGCACTCGGATGTTGTAGATGATACCATCCAGAACAGGCTTGATGACGTACTGAGTGGTAGGCTCCCTGACTGTGATACCGGCGAACTTTACAGTGTTCCGCTCTGGTGAAGCCAACAGTTGCGCTCTGAAGGCCTCCTCATCTAGGCCAGAACCACCGCCAGTGTTGTAGAAATCAAAACCGTCTTGGTCAGGTTGACGGAATAGAATCTCGATATAGCCCTTGTAGATAAACTGTTCACGGGTCGTTACCGCACTTGCTTCAGCTACAATTCCGCCATTTGCTGCGTAATTTATCGAATCGTTGACGGTCCACTCAAGTTCATATCGGCTTGCGCTTGGCGAAGAATCCCAATCCACCAAGATGCCATTCACAAACGTACCGTCAGCCGCAATGACGCCATAAGCAGAAGCTGTAAGGTTTGATACAGGGTCAGGCGTGAGCGCCAATGTCGTATCATTACCAATGATGTCTTCTTCTTCAGCATCCCAATCAAACGCGGCCTCAGAAGTCTCCCTGAGCGTAAGAGTGACGCGCAGGTCTCCAGCATCGCCATTGGCTCCAAAGCGCCATCCGACAACTTCAAATTCCTTGGCGGTCCAGCCGTAGCGGTCAATGGTCAAGGCGACAATCTCGCCGACCTCCACGTCAAACGCATTCAGGCCAAACTCGGCGCTGAATGTCATCTGCTCGCGCCCACGGAATAGCGTCATCTTGGCAAGACGCTGGGCGGTCGCGGCTGATGTGGTAAACGGCAGGTCTAGGTCTAGCGTTTGCTCAACCTCGCCGTCCTGCGTCTTGAATGCAGCCGACTCAATAGGCGGGTAATCAGCCGCGATATATCTCTGATTGGCGTCTGAGAATACACCCTGAACGCGGTTGAATTGGTCGCGCAAGTTTACGCGGGTTTGCAGGCTGATTTCTGAGCGAAGATCATCAAGCGTGAATGTCTTAGTCGGAGCGTTGTATTCACCAGGTTGCAGCTTCCATTTGCCCGCACCCCAGAACAGAGTGCCCGCGCATGACTTGACCATCTCTTGCAGTACATCGCCATAAGATTGGTCTGCCCTGACGACGCCGTTCATCGTGTAGCGGCTCTCAGTGCCGCCTGCATCAAGCGTGACAGCCTCATCGCAAGTATTCGCAGCGGCTTGGAATACCGTGTCATCGACTTCTGGATCGTTCAGGCCGTAGGCACTTGTCAGGAAGTCTCGGATACACAGGGCGGCATTGTTGGAGTAGGCCGTTGTGGATGTGCGGGGGTCAAAGACCTTCTTGCCTCTAATCTTAGCAGTGATGACCGGAATGCCGTTCTGAAAGACCCCAGAGGCATAGCCAAACCGGACAAACAGATACGCGATGTTATTGCCGACGAATGATGCCTTAGTCGGCTGGTCTACGCCTCCGAAGTTCTGGCTGTCCTCATCGGATGATCCGGTGTCAAAGAATACGCTATCTAGGGTTTCAACACTTGAATTGGCAAACGTGTCGGTTATCGCCGTCTGGTCACCCAAGTGGTAGAAAATGCGGATTTCGTGTTCGTCTGGGTCATCTGACCAGTTGCGGTTCGTTACCCAACCAGCGCCAGAGCGACGGCTATTTGAGTAGGCGTCATTGGAGAGGACGGCCACCTCATCATTGATGTAGATTTCCTCGACGCTTTCAATCTCATGCGCAGCGAGTGCGATGACCTGATATAGAACCGACCCACCTCGGGTCGTTTCCAGATAGGTGATTGTCCCTCCCTTGCGGGTTTCGCCATAGACAAACTCTTGAGGCCCAGCAGGGTCTCTGGCGTTGACCAGCAGGCTTTGCTTTGGGCTTGGCGGAATAGGCGTCAGGGCGCTGATGATGGCGTTGGTGGCAACAGTGATAGCCAAGTTTACAGCTGCAACGGCTGCTGTGTATGCGAATGTACCAGCCTCAACAGCGAAAAGAGCAACCGCAATTGCCTCAGCCCTTGGAGCATTGCTCCACGAGTTCCGATCCCGCAGGACGTTAAATGGTTCGCCTTGCTTCATGCCCTAATCCACGCTTTGTCGATGGTTTCAATTGGATGATACACGAGACCGTGCCTTGATACAAAGGCCGCTTTGATACCAACAGAGATGCCCATCGCGCTTCCGATAGCCCAGCGCCTTGCCTTCTTTGTCGTCACCAAAGACCCGCGCGGTGGAATGCCCTCAATGCGATGAAGGCGCTTGTCCACGGCCTCTGTGAATGTCCGATAGCCAAACTCGGCCTGCAACTCTTGGCGTTTAAGAGGGAAGCCATCCCGCATATACCGCCCCAGCCAATCCTCGGCCCAGCCTTCGCCATACATCTCTCGGAACGCCTGATTGGTAAATATCAGGCAATCGTGTTCACCCCATTTGAACGGGATGTCGCGCACAGCCTTGAGATAGCCCGCCAGCTTATTTGGGTTGAAATCTGACACCTTTATCCTGAATCTGCGCCACGAAGTCAAAGAACGTGTCGGTAGGGTATCGGGTTTTATGGCTCAGGGATGTGTAGCGGCGGTTGGATGCCCGCTCCAACTCAACCAACTTACTGTCAACGGTCACGCTGATAGTTCCGCTGTCTGGCCCGTCCTCGATAATCATCTGGTTCAGCGAACCAGAGAACACCTCCACGAAGTCAGAGACGCCGCGAACGCCCCAGAGAACGCGCACCTTGCGCCTCTGGTAAGGCTCTTGCAGGGCAAGCGAAACAACGCTGGATGGCATACCATTAAGCGTCAGAGTGATGTTCTTGGCAGAAAGGTCGGCAACTTCCTCAAGACCGCTGATTGCGACAAGATTGCCGCCGCCTGTGTAGGTGTTGCCGCCAATCGTGCGGTCGCCGTATCCAGTCCAAAGCCGCAAGGGTCCGCTGTCTAAGTCAATCTCAACTGCATAGAACGGCTCGACTTCCGGCTGGGCCAGGGCGGTCAAAATGTCTGTTGGTACAGTGCGAGACATTAGATGGCCTCTCTGGCTGAGAAGGTGATGCCGTATGTGCTCGCCTCGGTAACAGACCAAGCCTGCTCATTGCTCGACAGTCTGAAAAGGCCCCTGGCATTTCTCAATGTAGCCAGAACGTCTGTTCTGTTCTTGCGAAGTGCAGGCCATATTTCCAATGTGCCTGGGCCAGATTGGTCCTGCAAAACCTTGTGCAGGGTTGCATCAGATCCTGAGCCAAGTTGGATATAATCACCCGCCAGCAAGCTGCCCCCCATTGTGACAGTGACACTTCCAGAACCAGCCGAGCCGGTGACCCTGACGGATACTGCCGAACCGCGCGGCGCTGTGCATGTCGGATTGCCGAGAAGAAAAGTCCCATACTGTCCGCGCAATGAAAGCAAGAATCCAAGCCACGTTTCGGCGTCTGCAATCCGCATTGCCGGAAGAGTAATATCGGCAAGCCACATCTGCCCAGAATAAGCATGGGCCTGCCCAGCAAACGTAAATGGCGAGGCACTATAGGCCACCGCATTGATTGCCCGCAACTCAATGCTGCGCACTCCCGTATGGCTTGGAAGCGTCAAGGGATATGAGATTGCCATTATGCGAATGCCCTTCCGTATGAGCCGCCACGTCGCTTGGCGTCAAGAACAGCGCCCTTTGCGCTCTCTGCAATCTGCGGCATCAGCGACTTGATTTCAGAGCGAACGGTCTGCTGAACGCCTGTGCTAACGTTAATGGTCTGGTTTACGACAACGCCTCCGCTAGACATCATGGCGTTGTTTGTTTGCGCTGGGCTGAGAATGCGTCCGTTTGTCGATGGCACGAACAGTTCGCGTCCGCTTTCGCCAGTCATATACGGTCGGCCTGCCTGCACAGAGCCACCCGATGCACGGCCAGTGATTGCCTTTGCGATTGTTCCGACAATGCCAGAACCCTCTCCCGTTGTGGCGTTGAAGCTGCCGACAAGGCGCTGAACAACAAGAACCCGGTAAAGTTCAAGGATGATTTGCTTTGCCATATCTCGGAAGGCATCTTCGGCTGTCTTTGTGCCGTCCACAATCGACATGAATGCGCTTTCCATGCTGCTCTGAAGCGTGTCGGCAATCGCTTGCTGTTCCGCCTGAATGCGCTCCATCGCCTTCTTTTCGAGTTCGTATGCCTCGATGCGGGACACTGCCCCGTCAATCGCGTCGTCGGTATATTTCTTGTCAGACCCCGCGATAGCCTCAAGCACCTGGCGACGTGCTTCAGATGCGCCTAGCAATTCTTGCTCTAAGACAATTCGCTTCATCAAATCGGCGAGGGGATCGCGCTCTGTGCCGCCACCACCGCCACCGCCACCTCTGCTTGCGCCGCTACCCGGACTCACTAATGGGACGCTTTTGCCGGGCGTTGGTGCCGGAGTAACAATGTCCTCAAGTTCAATGACGCGCCCGCCTGTCCTTCCACCGCGACCATTTTGCGGCCCATAGGTAAGCGGTGCATCATTTGCGGGAACCTCGCCGCGCATCGTCCTCAGCCAGTCTGGAATGTCACCGTCAGGGAAAAATCGGTCAATGGTCAAGCCGCTTGTCTTGGCCCATTCAGCAATGCTGTCGTAAAAGCCTTGAGCCTCTGCGGCGAGCGAAGATATTTCGGCTACAAGGCCAGAAATATGGCTGGCAACAGATACGGCAGTTTCGCCAATGGCCGTAAGTCCACCAACCATGAGGGGTATAGCTTTGTCTGCAAAATCCTCAATTTCGCCCGCGTTGTCTAAGATTGCCTGTTGCAGCTTAGTCGTGAGCGTGGTGCTTAACTCATTCATCTTTTTGTCAAGACGCGCACCAGCCGCAACAGCATCATCTCCGAGAATGCGACCAGACCTTTCAGCCTCATCGCCAAGGCGGCGCATTTCGGTGCCGTTATTTGCTAAAAGCGGAACCAGCGCCGTGGCGTCAGAGGCAAGCGCCTCCATGTAGAACGTCATCTGTTGCTGAGAAACGCCAGCCGCCTCAAGGCTGCTCACATAAAGCTGCAATGCCTCTGGCCCTGATAGCTTGGCGAATTGCTCGGCTGTCACGCCGACAAGCGGAGCGATGTTCTCAAAGAAGTCAGCCATCGGGCCAGCGCCCGTGGCCATGAAGTCGCCGAATTTGTCGTTTACATCCTTGATGATGTCGGCGAACTTTTCCTGAGAAATACCGACAGTTCCCGAAGCCGCCGCCAGCTTTTGGAACTCGACAGCCGTCACGCCAGCGATGTTTGAGAGGTTCTGAATTTCCTTGGCTTGTTGCGCTGCACCGCGAACGGCCTGAACGCTAAAAGTCGCCGCAAGGATTGGAGCAAGACGCCTTGCGGCAGTCCCAAGCATATCAAAGCTGCGAGACGTTTGGCTTAGGCTGCGTTTGCTTTGACTCTCAAACCTACGCACATTGCGCTCTGCCCTTGATAGCTGTTTCTCAAGGTCTTGCGTTCGCGCTGAAACGATGATGTTCAGTTGTTCTGCACTAAATGCCATCGACGCGCCTCACAAGTTCGCGGTACTCGTCAGCGCTCATCGCGTCGGAGCCGGGTTTCTTGGGCGAGTGTGCATCACTCCACCCCTCGAACACAACAAACGTGTCCTTCGGCACCATATCACGGATTTCTTCCGGTTTTAAGCCTGCAACGATTCCGTTGCCAATTAGCCCTCTGACGTTAAGTCGCTTGGGCTTTCGTCCTCCGGTGTCTTTTTTTTTGTGTCCATAGCGTCAGGCATAAAGGCAATGCCAACAGCCGCTTGGGCAATCGCATAGAGACGGTGCAGGTCTCCCGGCGTGCAGTTCTTGATTATCTCGTCAGCCTCGTGGTCTTTCTTTCCGCCCCCGACAAGTGCGAGCGCTAGAATGTCCCTGACCTCTTTGCTGCTGGGTTTCTTGCCGCCTGAGAAGAAACCATCCCACAATTCAAAGATGCCACGATGCTTATCTTCAAACCGCTCAATCTCACGATTGCGCAGCAAGAAAACGTGAGAGGCATCGCCAAGATACTCGACGATGCCTCCCCGTGGTGCTTCAGCGGTAATTGTCATTACGCAGCCGTGAAGGTCACTGCCCCGGTACTTTCAAGCGAGATAGAGTAAGTTACGCCGCCCTCTGTTTCGCCGCCGAACTCAAGCGATGCAATGCGGAATGCGCCAGCATATGTGCCGAAGTCAGGCACGACAATCTGGAAGTTTGCTTTGTTGTCGCTCTGCATTGCCACGGTGTTCATCCGCGCCTCTGCGGTGCTGTCCTCAAAGAAACCGTCACCAGAGACGGACAAGTTCTTCAAGCCAGCGAGGGTTTCTGTCCACAAAGCGCCCTCTGGCGCTGTGCAGTCAGGCGTTGTCACGTCGATTGATGTGTTGTTGATTGTAAGCGTCTTGCTGTTCAATCCGCATAGGTTTGCGAATGTTTCAGATGCTTCGCCGTCCCCGATCTTCACCAGCAGGGCGCGTCCAAGTTGTTTAGCCATAGCGGCCTCCGTTCTAGCGCTTGCCCAGAGCGCGGGGTTTAGGCGGTTGCCTCAAGCATCGCTTGAAGCGCCACGACTGCCGTATATCCACGGCCTTCGCTATCTCTTGTGGCAGAATATGTCTCAAAAATCAATTCCACCAGATTATGCCCTGTCACCGTCACAGTTGCCTCTTGGCGGTGCAGCGCGGCCTTGATGGCCTCGGCAATGCTGACCGCCTCAACTCGCCCTGATGCGCTACGCGAATGGCATTCAAAGGTCACAGTGACCAGTGCGCCCTCAATCGTGTCGGTGTCAAACGCCTCTGGGTCAATCGCCAAGAAACGGACATACGGAAATGTCGGTTCCTGCGGAGGCTCGTCATAGATGCGCGTTCCGACAAGTGCAGTCACGCCGGAATTGGCAACCAGAGCCGCACGCAAGCCAGCCTGAAGCGCAAGAGCAAAGCCGTCAGCCATTCAGCGCCTCCTTGATTGCCTTCTTGATTTGACGCTGAACCGCACGCTGATGGCGCGGGCCGACAACGGCCTTGACCTGCGCCCTGATGTGGTAGGCGACCGCCGCGTTGTTCCAACCATAGTTAATAGACGCCGCAGCAAGCCCATCGTCCGCATCGCCATCATAGAAGTTGATGAAGCCAAAGATTTCGCCACCGCTTCGCTTTTCAACGTGACCATTGAAGCCGCTCTTGAAGTCGCCAGTGAGAACAGGCGCAAGCGCCTTGCCCTTGTTGACGCCCGTTTTAACAGTGCGCTCTACGGACTTGTGCAGCTTCTCCTGCACTTCCTCCGGCAGATTATCTAGCTGACGAAGCAGGCGACGAACTCCCTCAATTCTCATGCCGCCACCCCGCGCTCTAGCCTGAACTCAAGCACAGTGTTCTTGCGGTCAATTTGAACAAGACCTTTAATGGCCCACGTGACGCCACGAATAACAACGCGGTCAGCGGTCGTGACGCCCTGCGTAGCGCTGTCACTGCGAACGCGCATTGTTGCGGTGCCTGCGTTAAGCATAGCGCCGCCTTCGATAGCCTCTTTGCCCGTTGTCTCGCGCATATCCGCCCAGCGCGTGGCAAGTGAAGCCCATCCAGTGTAGACGTTGCCATAGGCGTCAACGCTGCCTTCCGAGAGGCGCTGAAACTCCGCACGCTCTCGATATTGGCCAGCCCTAACCATACCAACAGTTCCGGTGGATATTTAGCAGATGCTCAAAGCCAAACGGGATATTGGACAGTTCGTCCATCTGGGTATTTTCGCGATTATCGTACCAGTGACCAACCAGAAGCATCAGCGCGTGCCGAATTGTCTGAGGAACATCGGTTGTCGCCTCGCCGTAGCCGATTTCGTACTCAATGCGGATGGCGTCTGAACGCTGCTGCGTGACAGGCCAGTTAAAGCCCGTCTTTGGCCCAATGATTGTTGCGAACTCGGTCCCGGCGACTTGGTAATTCGACAGCGTGTCGGTCTGCAAGTTGCCGTCGGTGTCGTAATATTTGACCGCCGTCACGCCTGTTGTCGGCCCAAGGATAAGCGAAACCGTCTGGGGCGGCGTGCTGTTGACCCACTGGCCCCATTTCTGGGTAATCATCGCCTGTCCCAGAGCGCCCTTCACGTCCGTGTAGGCCACGGCCACGTCAATCAGGCGCGTCAGGATTGCATCGTCGTCATCAGCCTCAACGCGCAACTGGTCTTTGACCTCCGCCAATGTGATTGGCGTGGTCGCAGGCGGGTCCAGAAGTTCTAGCGCGTGATGGCAGGCGAGCGGTGCGGACATTGCTTATTCCTCAGGAACGGCCTTCTTAGTGCGGGTCTTGGAGACGGCACGCTCAATCTTTGCTTGGGTCACTGGCTCTGCAATGCCAGCCTCGATGAAGCGCTTTGCCTCGGCATCATTGCAGTCAATTTCGTCGCCCTGATTGTGCGAAAAATCAATCCCGGCCATCGAAGTGAGTAGACGAACTTTCATATTTGCCTCCTTTCGGCTTAGTGAGGTGGCGAGATAACCCGCCACCCTAGAAGCCGATTTATGATGCGGCTGTGATGAGGTGCTTGATTGCAGCGGTGTTGACCAGAACGCCATCGAAGCGGATGTAGCCGAGGATACCGTAATCCGGTGCGAAGCGCTCGCGTGCAACGTACAGCGACGGTGCGCCAACCTTGCGGACGTAGAACTTCGACATATCACCAAACAGGATGACCTTCTTGGCTGCGGCAAGGCTGTCCATCGCTTGGTTTACAACGACGTTGTAGCCAAGGATGTTCTGCGGGATGCCAGCTTGATAGTTGCCCATCTGCCAGAGGTAGTTTCCGTCACCGTCCTTCAGCTTGCGGATCGCGGCCAGCGTGCTGTCGTTCATCATCATCGCTGTGCTAGGCGCGGTGCGATATGCCGGGTCAACCGAGTGAACGAGGTCGATGATTTCGTCGGCAGTCACGGCTGCTGTTGCCGCTGCGGTTTTACCCGCTGCCGAGTTTGTCACAATGCCCTCAACATCCGAAGAACCCGAACCAGTGGTCAGCTTGCTGTTTGCGATGCGGCCAAGGCGCTCACCAACCAGTTCACCAAGCAGCGCTTCCATGTTCAGGATGCTGTCTGCGTTCAGCTCTGCGGACCAGCGAATCCACTCGGAATCAAACGCATATGCGCCAACCGACTTCTGCCCAAAGACAGCATCGGAACCACCGTCATCGGTCGGCTGAGTGCCTTCCGTGTGAGCGACAGCGACCTTCGCGGTGTCGTCGATGGTCGGGATGTTGAATGTGCGGCCATCGGTGCTGTTGATGAAGGTAAACAGTTCGTTGCCATACATCGGACCAGTTGCAATCATCGCCTTTTCGATGAAGGTCGCCAGTTCTGTCGGAACAGTGTAACCACCCGCTGTGGTCGTTCCGCCAGTCTGAACGCGATATTCCTTCAGGATGCTGCGAACTTCGTGGTCAACGTAGGCATCGCCACCGGCTGCAATCATCTCAGCGAATGCCGAGCGATAGTCCATTGTGAAGCCTTCATCGACGGCAGGTGCAGAACCCGCTTCGCCCATCGGACGCTTCGAGTAGTCAACTTCCTTGCCAGCGCGAAGTGCCGCCTCGACCTTTTCAAGACGGTCAGCGCGTGCCGCCATCTTGTCGTGGTCTGCCATCATCGCATCGAACTCGCGTTCAATCTCAGCAGCGCGGTCTTCCGGTGTTTCGTCGGTGATTTCCGACAGCTTGGAGCGGGCCTCGGTGGCGATGTTCGCCATCTTCTCCCGCAGGGTCTTAATATCAGCCATCTTGGGCCTCCATCTAAGGGAACTGGTCTGTCATCACGACGATCAGTCCAAGCGCTTGCCCAAGGCGCAGGACAGGGCAAAACAGCGGGAGAAACCGCTGCTATTCGTTCAGCTTCGCCTTCATGCGCATTCTGCGCTTGGCTTGGCTTTTCGGGTTGTTCTTGCGATGCGCCTCAAGCGACCGCAAGCCAATCTCTGTGCCATCATAGGCCGGGGTGGTCACGATTGACACGTCATAAAGCTGCAAGTCCTCAATGGTGCGCTTTGGCATGTCGCCCGTGTCGTCCCAAGACTGACGGGTAGGGACGAAGGCAAACGACATCTTGTCAAGGTCGCCTCGCTTCATTTTCGGAACAATCGACCGAACGTCTGGGTCTGTTGGGTCAAGATAGGCCTCAACGTACAGGCCACGCTCATCTTCGCTCAACTTCAGCGTCCCAGAACGGGTTCGGGCAAGCGGCAAGCCCTCGTGGTTAATTAGAAAAACGACATCATCCTGTCGCTCTAGTGCGCTGCGAAAGGCACCTGACGCAATCACCTCGGTGAACATTACACCAATCTTGGTTTCCTGCCCGAAGACCGAGGCATACCCAGAAACGCGAATGAGACCATCATCTTCCTCGCGCAATTCAAGAGGCTCTCTCAGCGCCCTGATTTCAGTTTCGGCCATCTTGTCCTCCAAAATATGTGGCTGTGATACCACATCTTGGCGTTCTTCGTCTACAGGAGCGGCAGGCTCGAACAATAATGGCTCAAAATCATTGCGATTTAGCCATTCCTCAGCCTGCTCAACAGTGAAAAGGTCCGCATCGAAGCGGATTGATTGAACCAGAACCGTGTCGCCCTTGATGCCATAAACGAAGTCAACGCCATCGCCACCTTCGTCATTTCGGCGGCTGAAGCTGTCAAACTCTTGAGGATCTCGGATTCTTGCGGCGTGTTCGCCGGGATATGGCCGTTTTTCGGCGCGTTCATCATCTTCTGACGCTAGAACACGGTTCGCCCAAGACTGACCAGCATCACCGCCCCAAAGCGCCCACGCGATGCGCCCATTGGACGGATAACCATCTTCGCCCGGTCGGAAGCCCTCTGCGTCCTTGTCCACTTCATGTCGCGCAAAATATGATTTCATGCGCCGAACCGTGTCCATGCTGAGGTCAACGCCGTTTGAAATGTCACGCGCACGGGCAATTCCGACCTCTGTGCCGCCTCGACCAAACTCACGCCGCCAATCTAGGCCGCGCTGGGCTTCTTCGCGCATTGCCTCATTCGGTCGGGGCATCACCGCCTCCGGCCTGAGATGAAATTGGAACCGTTGCGCCCTGAATCATCAAGCTGCCGCCCTCTGGCATCGGACCCATGTTCTCAATATCGCGTACCTCATTCGGCGTGCGGATGCCGTTCTGAATGGATGTGGCGTGCGCTTCCATGCGGGTCTTGAAGTCGCCACGCAGAAGGCCATCGACGTTGAACTCGACATAGAAATCAGAGCCGCGCGGGAACAGCTTTAGGTTCATTTCCTGCTCGGTTTGTTCAATCCATCGCTTCAGCGTGTGCTTAACGAAGTGCAGGTCTTGCTGTTCTGTGTTGCTGTAGGTGCCATTCGTCAGGTCTTGCAGAAATACCGGAGGCAGGCTGTAAATTCGCGCAATCTGCTCGATGCTGAACCGCTGCAACTCCAAAAGCTGCATCTGCTCTGGGTTAAAGCCGATGGTCTTCATCTCGTGACCGAGCGGAAGCGCCATCACCGGACGGCCTTCGCGGGCCAGCTTTGCGGTGGTCTTTGCTACGTCATCCGAGGCACGAGACGCCGCTGCACCGCTTTGGAATGGGCCTTGAAGAACAACAGGAGGAATGCCGCCGCTTTGGAACGCCTTGGAGCCATAGCGGCTGGCTGCGATAGCCATTCCGATAGCGTCCTTATTCTGCCCGATAGGTCCACGAACATCCAACTGATTTGCTTTCACCATATAGGTGATGTCAATCACTTCGTTGGCGGCGTATTTATCGCCTTTGTAATTGTAAACGCGAACCCGTTTTCTGCCCTGAATGACGTGTTCAACGCGCGTATGACCGGGGTCTAGCGGCCAAAGATTGACGATTTCGCCAGTCCTGTTGCGCTCGATGTAAGTCACGCAGCGACCGCCCGTCAGAACCATGTCGAACATATACTTGCGCCACTCAAACGACGACATTTCGTCATTCGCGGTGTCGTGAAGGATACTGGCAAGTGAACCGTTGACCCGCTCTCGACCTGATTCTGTCTTGCGGTAGACGTGCAAGGGAAGGCCAGCAAGCGTGCCGCTCAGGAAGTTTACCGCCGACCAGATCGCCGGAACGCCCAGCGCCGTCTCGACACTAACCGTGACGCCAGCGCTCGACATGAAGTCGCCCCAGCCCATAACCTGCAAGAAATCTTCTGCGGATACGGGTGCCGTCGGGTCTTCAAGATTTCTGTTCTCCGGCTTGCGGAAGCGGTCAAAGATGCCCATCAGGTCAGGTCCACGCGCATGGTTTGCAAGCCATATACCACGAAACTGCAAAGTTGCAAAGTGTAGGCGGTCTGCACAAAAAAAGACCGCCCGAAAGCGGTCTAGTTTGCGAAAGGGAGGTCAATGGATGCAGTATGCACGTTTACTCATCCAGCCGCCAGAGAAAATGTCGGGTCATCCCAAGGCGAAATCTGAGGCGTGCCATCTTCGTGTGCCGCTGCGCCCAATGCCATCGCAAGAGCAACCAGTCCGTCAATCTTTCCAACCGACTTCATTTTGTTCAGCTTGCGATTGCCTGCTGGGTCGCGCTCTGCCACCGCGTTGGCCGCGCACATATTGAGGATTGGATTTCCGCCGTGCCGAAGCCGCCGCTCGGCCACCAGTCGCTCTAGCTTATCGACAGCCGGAGCCATGTCCTTGAATCCCTGACCAAACGGGGCCATCGGCACCTGCGCGCCAATCGCGTCTAGTTCACGCTGGAAATCGTTAATCCGCCAGCGGTCATAAGCCATCAGTTGAATGTCGTATTGCTCGGCAGCTTCGGCAACCTGGCGAGCCACGATGGCGGGGACAATCACAGGACCGTCAATAAGCGTCAGAAATCCTTGGTCGGCCCAGAGGTCATAAGGAACCTTCTCTGAGCGAGCGCGTTCTCGGATGCCATCGGCAGGCAGGAAGAACTGCGGAACAACGTGCCAGTTCTCTCCGTCGAAGAACGTCATCACGAAGGCGGTCAAGTCGCGGCTGGCGGATAAGTCCAGCCCAGCCCAGCATTGCATCCCTGAGAAAACCTCTGGCTCTGCGTTGTTGGCTTCCCATTCTGCCCTGTTCAGGAATGGACTTGTCGCCTCAATTCTCTGGTTCAGATACAACCATCGAAAGCTGTTTTCCTTGGCTGGCAATCGCGCAGCCTGTTTGGCGAAGTCCTCAATGTCAGAGACCGAGCGAAACTCCCCAAGCGCCGGGTTTGCCGCTTTCCACGCCTCACGGTCCGTCACGTCGCAATCTTCAGGCGCGGTGTAGACGTGGCTCACAATGCGCGGGTCTTTGGCGCTCTTGGCGTCATCCAGCCAGATTGAAAACAAGTCGCCATCGGTCGCCGCCTGCGTTGAAATGGCAGTGAGCAGCGGGTCATCGTGTGCGCCTTGCGCGGTCTCAATGGCCTCAATGAAAGCATCCTGCGGGCCTCTGACTTGACCCACCTCGTCAAGGATTGCCAAGACAGGGCTGAGACCGTGCGCCGTTCCCGCCTCTGCCGAGATGGCCTTGTATTCGACGTTCATCAGCAGGCCAATAAGCGACTTCTGCGAAGGCACAATGCGGATGATTTTCGACAAGGCTGGCGAAAGTCTGACCATCTTTTCGGCCAACTTGAAAACTAGACTGGCTTGGTCGCGTGAACGCGCTCCGCTGATAATCTGGCTGTTCTGCCGTGCTTCCGGCCCGACAAGGTGAGCAAGCAAGATGCCAGCTATGAGAGCGCTCTTGCCGTTCTTTCGTGCCACCGACAGATAGGCTCTGCTGGTGCCTTTTTTGTTGTCGTAGATGTCCAGGATAAACTTGCGCTGAAACGCCATCAGCTTCATCGGCTTGCCGACGTGCTTGCCTTCTGGGACCAAAACGTATTGGGTGATGAAATCACAAACGCGCTCACCTCTTGTTTTTGTCATCACAAAAGCACCTCACGCTTGTCTTTCTTTTTGTTGTTGTCTGCCGCCCACATCGGGCGAAGATTTGAAAGCTGGTTCAGCGCAACAACATCATCTTCAGTCTTTGCCGATGAAATCGGAATAATGTGGTCAATCTGCCACTCGCTCATATTCTTCCATGACATGCCATCTTTGAATTGACGCTCAATGTGAGTCACAAATTCATCGACAGAATAGCCGAGGGATTCAAATGTCGGTGATTTCTTTATAGCGCCGATCTGGGAAAGTGCGTGCCTGTGAAGCCTAGAAAGTCTAGCCTGCATATTCCTAACCGGGCAATTCTTGCGCTTTTCTCTTTGGCGCGCGGCGTTTCTTTTAGCACTTTCTTCCCTTTCCTTATCAGACAAAACCCTTCTGGCACTTGCTCGCTGAGCGGCCAGTTCGGACCTCAAGCATCCGCAAGATTTAGTTTTGTGCGGTTGTTGGGTCTTCACTTCTGAACCGCAATCACAAATTGCGAGCCAAATTGGCTTTTTATGCTTACTAATCCCGACCTCACGAACAAAAACAAGACGGCCATTCCTTGTGCCAGCCCTGTCAATGCGGCGATGCGATCTGCCTGTTTCTTTGTTGACGCCTTTTGCCATATATCGAAAATACAGCAGATTTTCCACTAAAGCAATGGCACTCAATAAACTGGCAGACCTTCTCGCCGCGTGTCATGCGGCCTCGCGCTCTTGTTTAAGTTGATCGTGTTTCTGGCCTGTGGCCTCAAGCGTTGCCTGTTCGCCAGTGAAATCCTGCCAGCGTTTGATGATTACATCGCAATATTTGGGGTCAAACTCCATAATGAACGACTGTATCCCGTGCTTTTCGGCAGCAATCAGCGTTGATCCGCTTCCACCAAAAAAATCAGCGATGGTATGCGCCGATAGATTGAACCGCTTGATGATCCATTCCATCAGGGCCACGGGCTTTTGCGTCGGGTGAACTCGGTTTTTCTTTTCACTTGCCATTGTGAACTGGCGCACCACGCTGCGAAAGTTTGCCCAAGCAAGTTCACAATCAGTCTGGTCGCTGCTGCCGTTGTTTTTGTCCCATACAAGCCAGCATTCGCTGTCAGGAAGGGCGGAGCAATAATAGTTGGCACCCCACCAAATCTGCTTCGCGTCTGGATATAGGCCATAGATTAACGCAAATGCGTCCTTGGCCACATCAGGGTTATCATCGCCCATGATGTCAGTTCCGTAATTCTTCTTAAGAACTGATGACTTTGTTACCGCGTTCATGCCGTAGGGCGGATCGGTATGGATCAAGTCTGGCTTTGCGCCATCCATCAGCCGCTCCACCGCATCAATGCTGGTGCTGTCCCCACACATCAGCCGATGCCGCCCCAGCAGCCACACGTCGCCCTCAACCGTGACAGGTTGTTCTGGCGCTTCTGGCACCGCGTCCTCGTCGGTCAGCCCTTCGGTGCCTTCCTCGTGCTTCAACAGCGCCACCAACTCATCCTCGCTGAACCCCATCAACTCACCGAAGTCCGACGCCAAGTCCTCCAACTCAACCCGCAGCGCTTCGTCGTCCCATCCGGCATTCAAGGCCAGCTTGTTATCCGCGATCACCAGAGCGCGGCGCTTGCGCTCATCCAGCCCGGTGACAACCACCGCAGGCACCTGATCCAGCTTCAGCTTGCGCGCGGCCAGCAGCCGCCCATGCCCCGCAATCAGATTGTTTTTCTCATCGACCAGCACCGGGTTCGTAAAACCAAACTCGCGGATTGACGCGGCAAGCTGTGCAACCTGTTCGTCGCTGTGCGTGCGGCTGTTCAAGGCGTATGGAATCAAATCCTCCACCTTCGCCACGGTGTGATTGTAGAAGTCCATCAGTTTCTCCGCTCTGGCATGGCGATCAAATCGCTGCCCTCAAGAAAGTCCATAACCGTTCGCGCCTGGCCGCTCGCCTTTGCAGCGCCGTTAATCGTGCGCGGGTCGCTTGCCATCTGGTTCAGGCTCATCGAACGAATGACCGCAAGCTGACGCCGCTCAAGCGTATCAATCACTGCGATAAGCGGGTTCGGGACGAGCGTGCCACGCTTGTTCTGAATCAGAACGCCAGAGCGGTCTAGCGTCTCTTGGTGCTTGCGAATATCGGCCTCCATACGAACGACCTTTGCGAGCAGGATGAGGTCCATGTCCCTCCAGTCCTCGCGCGCGCGTGCGCGTGTGAACTGTTCCCAGATAACAATTTCCTCATCACTGCGAAGAATAACACCATCAGGCAACGGCACAGATTGAACCGCGCCCTGAAAGCCCTCGACGCTTGCTGTCACGCTATTCTTGTCGCTTCGCCTTTTCTGGCTCATCTATTTTCCCCGGTTTTTTCCGTAAACGCGATAAATGTCAGGTACGCGCGCCGGTGTTCTCCTGACCGCTCTAGGAATCGACCCACCCCCCGGTCATTCATCCTTCAACAGCAGTATATCCATTTGCACAGTGATTTTTCCGGTCCCGTTGGATACCTTGCCGAGCAGGCCCACGTCGGTCAGTTCCTCAAAAGCCAGCGGCATTGTGAACGTGTCAACCAAGGTGTTTTGAATGCCAATCCACTCTGCAATTCGCTTAACTGGCCTGTAAGGTGCGGCAGTTCCCAAAACACCAGAGCGCGACAGCATTAACACATCCACCAGCTTCGCGCCCTCAACCGCAATGCTGATGCCTTCAACCAACCCAGTATAATTGCGCGGGATGGTGTAACTTCCTATGCTTGTGCTTGATGTCGGGAAGCCGTTGACCGGAATAGTTGCCCAGTCAGTTCCGCCCGCTGCATTTTCAATCACAATACTCCCAACATGGGAACCTGCTGATTGCGTTCCATATGTTCCGCTGTCCACAACTTCTGCACTGAACAGCCGGATGAATGTTGTTGACGTTGCGGCGGATGCAGACGCGCCAGCAGTCGCCAGCGTTTCGGATACAATATCACCATCTGCATTTATGCCCGTGAGTCGCACAGAACGCGCACCAGCGCCTGCTGCGGCGTCCGAAGCATTACCACCAGCCTTGATGCGCAGTGCTGTTGCAGCGCCCGCCTGTGGAGTCCTGTAGACAAGATTGTCAGATATAGGAACGAAAGACGTTCCGACGTTGGCCAAGCCGTAACGATGCGTGACACTTGCGTTGAGGATATTTCCTCGCGCTACCTGCACGCCCCAACCAAGTTTGTTCTTAAATAGCTGGTCCATCATTTTACTCCCGGATGCTCAGGGTCTATGGGCCAGCCGTCTGGTCCCACCTCGGTGTCGTAGCCTCTGGCCTCTGCGCTCTGTAGGTCGCTGTCGTGGTGGCGCTTACAAACGCTCTGAAGGTTATCTATGCTGAAGAACAGTTCTGGGTCGCCCTTGTGCGGTTTGATATGATGCACGACGGCTGCGTTGTCGCCCGACCTACCTTTGCGCAGGAACACGCCGCAGCCTTTGTGTTGGCATCTGTATCCGTCTCTCAGCAACGCTTGGTCGCGTAGATAACGCCAATGCTTGGTGGCATACATCTTGCGGTACTCTGCCGCCTCTGGTGTTCGCCACTTGTCTAGCATTCTCGACATTACTCGCTTTCCTTCAGCCTACGAAACGCCTCAATCCTTGCCGCCTCTGCATAGCCTTCCATTCGGATGGTCAGTGCAGCATTCTGGTCGGAATAGCCCTGTTCCCGCAGTTCCTTGATGCGAGTGATGGCGTTCTGTATCTGATGTTCCTGCTCTGGCGTCATTGCTCGATTTTATCACGTTTGTTGCGCTTGGTCACCTCGGCAAGGTCAAGGTCGCCTGTGGGGACCGTGGCCCAAGCTGCGGATGATAGGGACAAACCATGACTTTGACCATGTGCGACCATCCCGGCTCCGTCCGCTGACCTATGTGTTATCCCTGCGGCCACATCACAATGAAATGGAACGTCTCGCCATCTGGCACCTCTGCTGTTTCAGGTTCAACCGTCCAGCCTTCTGCGCATTGCACGCTCGCCGTCTCAGCATCTGCCACTGTGATGTTCAACAGGCATAGAACCTCGTCGCTTACGATTTCCCACGTTCCGTTGGCGCTTCGCTGCTGTGCCGTGTTGTGATACGTCAGAACGCCCATCGTTGGGCTTTCCATCCGCAGTTCTGCCTTATCGCCTTCGATGTTGGCGTTGGTCAGGTTGACAGGTTCGGCGTCTGCGCTGGTGGCAAGGATAGCTGCAAGTGCGAGGCGGGTCATTGGTCGTCACCTAAGGCATTGCGTAGAATATCCTTTGCCCGCGCATGTTCTGCGTTCGTGAACTTCGATGCCTCAAGGCAATCAAGCGCCGCGCTGATGTGAGCGCGTAGCTGCTCGACTTCCTGCTGCCACGTTGACGGATGCCCTGACAGGCAATTGAATTGGTCCGCCCTCACGGGCTTGGCAAATTCCATATCTTGCCACAACAGCGGCTTGCGTCCTTCGGGTAGGGTCATTTCTTCACCTTTGGCTCTAAGTGGTTTGTCCTGACATATGCACCCATCTCACGGGCTTGCTTCCAAGCCTCGCCCTTGCTCACTGGCTGCTCCCACGGTGCCGCAGGCATAGTCACCAGCGCCACATAACCATAGTTGCCGCTGCTCTCGCCGGGGATGGCGCTACGGATGATGCGGGTTGTGGTGGTCATATTGCCCACACCCTTACCGTGGACCGTCTTCCGCTTTTGTATTCACGCCGTATTGGAAAGCGGTCTTTGTAACGGCTCATGTTCGTCAGCGCGCCTTCGATCTGCTTGATGCTTAGACCAAGCGCCTCGGCCAGTTCGGACTTGCTGCTACCGGGGTTGGCCTTGATTTGGTTGAAAACCTTTTCCGTTTGCGACTTTCGCTGTCGGTCTATGGTTTTTTCTGGAACCACTGTAAAGCGCCGCACTGGTCGGCCTGTAGCTGGGTTTTTACCCATTGTTGCCTTGATGGCATGTCGCCCATCCATCCTGCTCAGGAGGCCTGCGATTGACTTGCTCTGGCGATTGAAGTGGTCTGCTATTTCGTGAACCGACGCTCCTGGGTTTGCCTTGATGAAGTCATAAACCTTGTATTCGGCAATCGGCCCACGTGCGTCTTGGTGGCTTGGAGGGCGCTCCTTTTCGTGCCGCTTGCTGATTTCCTTGGCGTCTGCCTTCATTGCGGCGATGAGGTCATCAAGGTTGGCGAATTGCGGCTTTGGTTTGCTCTCTGCGATGCGAGAGATGCGGGGCTTGGCGCTGTATGCTGTAATCATGGGTCTCCCTTCCAATCTCCCCTGTTTCGCGCACGGCCAACCGGAGGGAGGCCCGGTGTTCGGTAGCTAACCTAGGCCGTGCGTTCTGATGCTATCATTCGCAAGTCAGAGTGCAATCTTAAAAACTGCAAACTGACCTGCAAACTTGCAAAGCCTCAAAAGGGAATGAAATCGTCGACTTCTCGTTGCGCAGGCTGTTGCGGCACTTGGTGGCTGTCCTGACGCTGCTCTCCTTGGCTGTTGCCTCCCATAAACGTCAGGTCGTTGACGCTGATGCCAAGATACGCCTTGCCATTGTGTTCTCGCGCCGTAGGACGCCCGGTCAGCACCACCTTCGTTCCCTTGGTGATATATCGTTCAAGGCTCTCGGCTCGCTTGCCCCAGATACTGCAATCGAACCATGTGCTGTCGCGCTTGTTGCCGTTTTTGTCCTTGCCGTTGTCCACTGCTACGGAGAATCCGAGAACGGCGTCGCCGTTGCCTGTGCGGCGAAGTTCAGCATCTTTGCCTACGTTGCCCGCGATTGTTAGTTGTTGCATCAAAAATATCCCTGTGAATGACTTTCTGTAGCGCGTCCGCAAAACCCGTTTACCAACGGAACCTTGCGTATCCATCGCTGCCCCCGCGCTTTAGGCAACTTGTCTTGCGCCGACCTGTGATAGCCCTTTGCCGTTTCCGGCCCGTCCTTTTCCCAGCCCTCACCATCCGGCATTGGCGGCGCTTTGCCGTTGTCGGGGCGCAAGCCGTCAGGCGTTTCCGTCAGGTTGTCTGTTTCGATGTATTCGTGAGAACGGCCAACTCTGGCCCATGCCATGCACTCCTCGCCAATGCACGGCCAAAAGTCGTTCCACGGGCATTTGTAATTTTCAGCATCGTTTTTATTGATTATCGGCATCATGCGTTCCCTTCGATGGCGGCTTCGTACAGTTCGAGGATGGCTTCCTCTTCGGTCAGTTCGTCGCGATTGCGCTTGCGTCGCGCCACCACCTTTCGCAGAACGGCGATGTCATAGCCCCGACCCTTGGCCTCGGCGTAAACTTCCTTTTGCGCCTCTGCGGCCTCTTGCTTTTCGGCCTCAAGCGTTTCGATACGCTCCACGAATTGCCGCA